CAACGCACAGTCCGGAGGACGTGCTCCGTGTAATGTAGTTGACAGCGTGTTGCCACAGTATGTGCCCAGCGCACCACTTACCATACCCACAACCAAACTCAGTGCCCAAGGATCAGCCGACGGCACCAGTTTTGGAAACTATCCTGGAAGCGACTGGTACTGGGGCGGAAATCCCAATGGTGCCAATTACTGGAATTCGTTCCTCAATACCGAATACTACAGTAGTTTCATCGTGCCCAAGACACCGGTGACTACGGTACAAATGACCTTGGATGGTTACACTGGTACAATCAAAGCTCAGGCAGCTCAGGACTACGAAGCAGTGCCATACAATGTGCCTCTGGGTGTCACCATAGACAATCCCACTGGAGCTGAAAGCGTTACCTACTATAACTATACTGGAACCATACATCTCAACATAATTGGATGGTATCCATTGGTCCGGCTCTGTTTCAACAACAGTATTTTTGCCACTCCGGGTGGCAACGGAATTCCAGCCACAGCCTACGCGGCCTGTACCGATGGTGTGGTCACTTCAATCACAGTTCAAAATGCCGGACAAGGATATCTGGCGCCACCCAAGATCAATATAGTGGGTGATGGTGCTGGCGCTGCCGCCGAAGCAACCATCAGCGATACTGGATCTATCGAGACCATTACTATAACCAACGGTGGATCGGGCTACTGGTTGATACCAGCAGCCGGCATCAATACTCCCTACTATCCAGTGGCACCCGATCAACAAGGTGCCATGGTCATTATCAGTACCGGTTACGTACTAGATCTTTTCTATAGATAAATGCAGTTTCAAAAGATTGTAGGATTTGGCGACAGTTGGATCTGGGGCGACGAACTGATCAATCCGGAACTGTTATCGCATCCTAGGATCCATCCGGCACTGACAGAAAATACTGACTACAGAGAACAAAACTGTTTCTTAGGACTGCTGGGCAAGCACTATTCAGTACCGGTAGAAAATTATGGCATAGCCGGCGGTAGTTTACAAAGTGCTGTCTGGACATTTCTCTGGTGGCTGGACCACGAGCCCAATCCAAATGACTGCTTGATCCTGGTTGGTCATACCGATGCAGCCAGATTCAGCCACTACGATCCCAATCGAGTCATGTCCGCCCACGACCCAGACTGGAATAGATTTGTTCACAGTGCATGGCCCTTGACAGATCCATGGAAAAATCTAATACAGCAACAAACAGTCTTGACCGACAGTCGAGAACTACAGGCCCTGCGTTTCCAAGAAACGGTCCTGTTGTTTGATGGGGTGGCCGCAAGACAAGGACTTGATCTTGTGCAGTTTAATTTGGCCCAGCCCATGCGTCTGGTAAGCCATGCCCAAACCATGGCCTGGCCCGGATGGAGTTTTAGCGAATGGTTCCTTAAAGAACTGCCCGACACATATCTAAAACCTGGCCGTCACCCAACAGAACTGGGTCACCAATTGATACGTGATCGCTTGATTTCTCACATAGATTCCTGTATAATCAAAGGATGATAGATGTCGTTGCATTTTTGCCCGCGAAAAGAAAACAAACTGCTTCTGGTTGGATCAGTTTTAATGCACCCTGTTGCATTCATCGAGGCGATACACAGGATCGAAGAAGCCGTGGTGGCCTAAAGCCCACAGCCGACGGCTCCTGGAGCTATCACTGTTTCAACTGCGGCTATACAGCCAGTTTTATCTTGGGACGCAACTTGACATTCAAAGCACGGCGCCTGTTAGAGTGGTTGAATGTGCCTGCAGAAGAAATAGAACGAATCAATCTTGAAAGTCTCAAGCAAAGATCCATTGAAGGACTGCTGGGCGAACGACAACTGGTGGCAGATCGTTTGGCCGCCATTGAGTTTGAAGATCGAGACCTACCAGCAGATACACAAACACTAAATCAGCGAGCCGTTGAATACCTACTAGCACGCAGGATACCCCTGGACTATCCATTCCTGTACAAGACCATGCCGCGCCCAGGTATTGTGATTCCTTTTACCCACAACATGCAGGTAGTAGGACATACCACTAGATTCCTAGATGATAGGACCCCTAGATATATCCAAGATGCACAGCCGGGTTATGTGTTTGGTACCGACTTACAAAAAAACACATGGCAGTCAGTTATTGTATGTGAAGGAGTGTTTGATGCACTCAGCATCAATGGTGTAGCTGTACTGCATGCCGAAATCAATGATGCACAGGTGCGTGTGATACGCAATCTGGGCCGCGATGTTGTTGTGGTGCCAGACCAGGACGAAGCTGGAATGAAATTGGTAGACCGTGCGGTAGAACTAGGCTGGGCAGTAAGCATGCCCGAGTGGCCCGCGGGCTGTAAAGATATAAACGATGCTGTAATTCGTATGGGTAGATTGGCCACCTTGCTAACTATAATGCAGGCCAGAGAAACCAGCAAAATCAAAATTGAACTGAGGAAGAAACAACTTGTTAAAAGACTACGGGCTTGATGTCCAAAAACTATTCTTAGAAATGATGTTGCAAGACGCAGAATCATATGTGCGTGTGCAGAACATTTACAATCCAGAAAACTTTGATCGTAGCTTGAGACCAGCGGCTGTGTTCATTGCCGAGCACAGCGATCAACACAAGACACTACCCACAGTGGATCAAATCAGTGCCAGCACAGGTGTACGACTACAGTCGGTTCCGGACTTGAACGAAGGACACTTTGAATGGTTCATGGCAGAATTTGAACAGTTCACTCGTAGACAAGAACTAGAACGTGCCATCCTAAAAAGCGCCGATCTACTAGAAAAGGGCGAGTACGATCCTGTAGAAAAATTGATCAAGGATGCGGTACAGATCAGCCTGACCAAGGACATGGGCACAGACTACTGGGCTGATCCGCGTGCTCGTATCGACAAGTACTTCAATTCGGGCGGGCAAGTGTCAACAGGCTGGCCACAGATGGACAAGATCCTGTATGGTGGATTCAGTCGCGGCGAGCTAAACATTTTTGCCGGTGGATCTGGTTCTGGTAAAAGTTTGGTCATGATGAACATAGCACTTTCGTGGTTACAAGCAGGACTTAGTGGTGTGTATATTTCGTTAGAACTGAGTGAAGAACTGTGTGCCCTAAGAACTGATGCCATGCTGGCTGGTATGAGTACCAAAGACATTCGAAAAGATATAGATCAGACCGAACTCAAGGTCAAGCTGGTTAGTAAAAAAGCTGGACAGTATAGAATCAAAGCACTACCGGCACAGAGCAACATCAACGACATTCGTAGTTATATCAAAGAAGTGCAGGTACAGACCGGAATCAAGGTAGACTTTATCATGTGTGACTACTTGGACTTGTTGATGCCAGTATCGGCCAAGGTTAGCCCTAACGACCTATTTGTCAAAGACAAATATGTGAGTGAAGAACTGCGCAACTTGGCCAAAGAACTCAATGTGCTGTTTGTCACAGCTAGTCAGTTGAATCGATCGGCTGTGGAAGAAATTGAGTTTGACCATAGTCATATTTCAGGTGGTATTTCAAAGATTAATACTGCCGACAATGTGTTTGGCATCTTTACTAGTCGTGCCATGCGTGAGCGTGGCAAGTATCAGATCCAGTGCATGAAGTCGCGTAGTAGTACAGGTGTAGGTATGAAGATTGATTTAGACTACAACATTGAAACCATGCGTATCACAGATCCAGGAGAAGAAGAACAAGCCGGAGGATTTAAACGTCCTGGTGGTAACTTGCTGGACAGTATCAAGGCCAAGAGTACCATGTTGGCCTCTGAACCGCAGGCCGAACGTGAAGAAGCGGGTAAGATCACAGCCGACGTACAAAGTGCTAAACTAAAACAGTTGTTGGGTCAAATCAAACAGTCATAATGAACACTTGTATTGATGTTTTTAAAAATTTAAATATTAGTATCGTTCAAAATCAGTTAGCCGTGTCTCCGTGTTGTCTGACCGCTCCACAACCAACGGATCAGATACAATTCTACAACAATCAATATTTGAATCAATTCAGAATGGAATGGAAGACAGGTAAATTTCCATCAGCATGCGAGTCGTGTCAACATGCCGAAGAATCCAATGGAACTAGCAGGCGCACAGGTAGTAATCAATGGTATCAAGATCATGGATATTATAATGATACTGTAGAACTTATTAGATTAGATTACTGGACTGGGGATTTATGTAATTTAGCCTGTGCTATCTGTGGCCCACACAACAGTAGCAGCTGGAAACAAGAACTCAATCTGCCAGTGACTTTAAAAAAAGTAGTAGTCAACACAACCTGGAAGTCCTTGGATTTATCAGCCTTGCAATTTGTTCATTTTAACGGCGGCGAACCTTTACTCAGTAAAGAACATGTAGATTTTTTACAAAATATTCCAAACAAAAATCAAGTGCATCTTAACTACAATACCAATGGTACAATATTACCATCTACGGAGTTGTTGGCACTATGGAAAAAATTTAAACTGGTACAACTTGATTTTAGTATAGATGATGTTGGTGAGCAATTTGAGTTCCAGCGTTATCCAGCTGAGTGGAATGATGTATCCTTTAAGTTACAGTGGTTTATAGATAACTGTCCTGGAAATTGCATGTTTGCAGTAAACACCACAGTCAGTGTGTTAAATTACAATAATCTTGACAAATTGATTAATTGGGTAAAACAAAATTTCTATAGGTCTAAATTTACAGATCCAATAGAACACCGCTATCAATCTGCCACAGGTATTTTGTCTGTAAACAATATCAATAAACAGCCTGGCAAAATTATAGAATATTTGGATTCTTTGGATCAACGACGAGGCACCAAGTGGAAACACCTATTTCCAGAGCTGGCTAGTATCTTAACAAACCCGTAAAAACTAATAAATAATAAAAAGGTCTTGGCCATTATGCAAAAGAAAACTAGAAGTTTACTGGAAGAATTAGACTCAATGTATATTGAGCGCGATCAGCGCCACGTCATTGAAAATCGTGCCAGCAACATCATCACTTCGGCCATTCGTTTGCTGGAAGAAATTGAGGGCAACTATAGCCCCGAGCAGGCTG